TTTTGTAATGCCTTTACCGCTTCCTGAGACTCTCTTAAAGCTTGTTCTTTAGCTCTACGTTCTTCATGGTATTCATATTTAATTTTGCTAATTCTATCGCCAGCTCTTTTGCTGTAATCTGTAATTTCTTTATCGATAGTATCATCATCAACATCAGGTTCATTTGTTTCTACTTTTGGAGGTCTTCTATCTTCCTCAGGAGTATCATCTAAAACTTCTATTTCTACTTGATCACTAGGATTAGTATTTATTTCAGTTTTAACTCCAAAAAATTTTTCTTCTTGTAATTCTGTTTCTTGTGCTACTTCGTTTGCTTCACTCATGCTCTAACTACTCCTGTAGGATCATCAACGACTGCTTCCACAGTATCGTCATTAATTAAACGAAACTCTTTACCATA